TACTTTTTTAACAGTTTTAATGTTACAGATGTAAACCTCTGATTCATGTATAACATGTGCAGCTTTTGCTGTAATAGTATAAAATATAGTTTTGTCTTCAGCTATATGTTCATTAACATAGTCATTTAATGAAAGCTTGTATTGTTCTAAAGTATAAGGTATACCTACAATAGGTATATTATAAACCATACAATATAAGACATAGTGAGCATTTGGTGTTAGTTCATTTTTAATTAAAAAATCATAGAACTCCTTCATATACTGGGTGTTTATAAGTTAATTTTAATTTTTCTACGTCATTTATAAAATTCATTCTTTCTATAATGTCTAAGCTGCATATAAAATCAATGATGTTTACTATGTCTTTTGTATTTCTTCTTTTTGACAAGTATTCTTTTAAATAAACTGGATTTTCTGCTATAAAATCATCATAGACTTGTTTAAACTTTTTATCATATTCATATGCAATTTTAAACTTGTTAAGTGTATATATTACAGTAGAATGACTTCTGTTAACAGTGTTTCCTATAGCTCCAGTTGTCATTGTAGAATCAAGAATTTTACAAATATGATAATATACAGCTCGTGCATATACTTCATCATTTTCTCTTGATTTTGTTGTTATGTCTACTTTAAAGAATGCATTAACTCTTTCTTTAAGTAAATTGATTTTATCAGTTTTTGTCATTTTTTTGTTTTTTAAGTTCAAAATATTCTTTTAAAAGTGCTCTTTTTTTATCAACTAATTGTTCATCATTAGAACCTTTACATTGTAACAAAAAAAGCTTGTGGTCTATCTTACTGATCTTGTTGATCAATTCATCAAGGAGGTCTGTGTTCATGGTTTTATAATTTTAAAAGTGAGAACTGCAAAATTGATAATAACTTGTCAATTATGCAATTTTTAATAGTTAAAGTTTAAATTATTGTTTAAAAATTAGTATATTATAATAGAGAAGGGAGCATGATGTTTTTATTTTATTATTGATTATATGTATATTTTTCATGAAAACTTTTTTTTCAAACTTTATTGCAGGATTATTACTTTTTTTTAGTCCAATAAATGGATTAGTGATGGCTGTAGGAATTGCTGTTATACTAGATACTTTTACAGGAATTTATAAAAGTGTAAAACTTAAAGGATGGCGTTCTATAAGAAGCAGGCAACTTTCTAACATCATAAGTAAGATGGTTTTATATGAAATATGTATAATTGCACTCTTTCCAATTGACAAGTTTTTGTTAAATGAATTACTGTTTCAGTTAATATCAATTCACTATTTTGCAACAAAAATAGCATGTGTAGCAGTTATTCTTGTAGAATTAACATCAATTAAAGAAAATATAGAAAAAGCTTTAAATATTGACATTTGGAAAACATTAAAAAACTTTATTAAGAGAGCAAAAGAAGTATCAACTGACTATGATGAAATCAAAAATTAACTTTACTTACATAATTATAGCTATACTTGTTGCAGTAATCTTATTGCAAAGGTCTTGTTCTTCTGTATCAACTAGTGAGGAACCAATTGTTATAACAAAATATGATACAGTATGGAAAGAAACTCACGACACTATTACAAAAGAAGTAAAGGTTGTTAAAATACAATATGTTAAACCAGAAGGTCCTGAGTACACTCCAGGTGAAAATATAGATACGTGTAGAGCAAGATTCAATTACTTGCTAAAACAACACATAGCAAGAAGAACATACAAAGATACAATAGCTTTAGACAGTCTTGGAACTATAACAGTGATTGACACTGTTTGGTTAAACAAACTTGGTAAAAGAACTTACATTAAAGATTATAAAATACCTCTTATTACTAAAACAGTTACAATTATAAAACAACCAGATCCTAAAAGACAGTTGTATATAGGAGGTAATTTGTTTGGTGACAAGAAAACCCTACAATCATTTACTCCTGGATTATTATATAAAGACAGGAAAGATAGAATCTTCCAAGCTAATGTTGGTATAAATTTTGATGGTACATTGATATTTGGTGTTGGTACATACTGGAAAATCAACTTAAATAAAAAATAATAACCAATGGTAACAAGTGCACAATGTTTAAAAAAGTATGGTGATCCTACTAAAGAATCTAGTATGATTCTATGGGATATACCAGCTGAATTAGAAGTAGGAGTTATTCCTAAAAGATTATACTGTAACAAAGATATGGTTGCGCCACTCACGCAAGCATTTAAAAATCTTATAGCAACAGGGTTTGTAAAAGAGTTAAAAACATGGGATGGATGTTTTAATATAAGAAAGATGAGAGGTTTGACTTCAATGTCATTACATTCATGGGGAATTGCCATAGATGTTAATGCAGCATGGAATGGTCTTGGTAAAACACCAGTATTATCTGCAGGATTTGTAAAATGTTTTACAGATGCAGGTTTTGATTGGGGAGGTACATGGACACGTAAGGATGGAATGCATTTCCAACTTGCAAAAATATAAAACAACTGTTCTTTAATGTTAGTTGATTTCTTCTCTCTTCTGTTGAAAGACCCCCATTCCTGGGGGTTTTTCTATTTTACCACATGTCATCTTTACCAGGATACCTCATCACTGTTGCACCTCTATTATGCCTCAATGCTTCGCGTAAAGAATCAAACTCTTCAAAAGGTTCATGGGGTTCTACACCACATCCTTCTTCATATAAGTATATATACGCACAACCTTTATCTTCTTCTTGCTTGTGCACCAGATTTACTATTACTCTCATAGAGATTCTTTAGTGCCTATTTCATATATAGGACCTTCATTTAAAATTCTTAAAAGTATCTCAAGTCTTTCTGCTTCAGCATAATCTATATCACTTTTTTTTAATGGTGTTTGTATTGAATACCCATTACCATCATCTTTTATTACAAGAGCTACTTCACCTCTTATATGACTGCTCCAATATTCTATATTAGGAAATGATAATGTATGTATCATACCATTTTTTTCATAGTCATAATGGTATTCACCATCTACAAATATTTGTTTTTTCATTGTGTTTTTGTTTTGTGTTAAAAAATATATCTAATGTTTTTAGGATCAAAATACTCTGAATATAATGTTTTAAACTCAGCAATCATTATTGCTTTAAGTTCATGCTTATATCTAATGTTGTCATCTGCATATTTTGAATTTTTGTATTCTTGAATTTCTGGTTTCCAGCATAATACATTTACATCATCACCTGCATTTTTATAAGATGTGTCATTATACGTCAAAAATATACATTCACACTTAACATCTATACCTGCAGCTTTTAGCATTTCAAAAAGATCTCTATACTCATCAAGCCATCCTTCATGATATATGATAGGACTAAAGTTAATATGTACTTCCATCTTTTCTTGCAGCTTAGGAATCATTGCAATTCTATCAGCAATACTATCAGTATTAGGTTCTAGTATATTTGCATACTTCTGAGGCATAAGACTTACTCTTATTCTATGTTTACCAAGTGTCAAGCTATACTTGTCTATTGGAAACTTAGTAGGATACTTAGTGGCAAATGTTGATTTTAACTTAGGATGTACATTGAAGAAATCAAATACACTTTGCCAGTTGTAATGTTTACTATGTAAAGGTACATCAGTGCTACATCCAATATCTATACAGTAATATTTGTCATCAACCTGATTAGGTATTTTAGGCATAGGCTGTGGTTCTGCCCATTGAAGTATAGATGAAAGTATATCACCTGTGTTATCATTAAGATAAACTTTGTCAGTATTGAATCTACCCACATAACAGTAGGATTTCATACAGCCACCTAAACAGCCATAAATAAAATTGGGAGAAACAGCGTCGCTACTTCTCCCATTATCTCTTGTCTTAAGAGTTCTGGTTTTTTGATTTATTATTTTCATTCATTCAAATTTGCTCTATTCTGATGCACTTCTTTATCCATCTGGTCATAATAGTCTTTAACTTGATCATCAAGAAAAACAGTCATCTTTCTAGTTTCACATCCCATCTTATGTATTCCAGCTGCTTGATTACAATAAGCACATTTCTCTGTAATAATCTTGATTCCTGTATCAACAGGCTTGAAGTCTTTTACCACATAGTTCTTGAATCCAAAGCTGTCCATTGACATACCTCTAGTAATATAAGGTCCACCACTTGGATCAACCATATCAATCTCATCTTTCAGTGAGTCAACCATCCTTACATACTTATCATAAATGTACTGATGTGTTTCATCATCATACTCATGTACAGCATCTTTAAATTGTTGAAATGGCATCAAAGATTGAACATGTTCATTGTCTTTTAGATATGCTGCATATGCCCTTGTATAGTCGTTAGGCATACCAGTTCTACAATATTCAAAGTTGCCTTCCCAGAGAATATCATGATTCTCATCTCTTGTAAAGGTAAATACATCACCATATCTGTTTTTATAAGTGCTATTCATTAGCTTTTTTATTTACTATGTTATATATTTCTTCCCATGTTTCTGGTAATCCCATAAGACATTTGTCATCAATGTACACATCTGCAGATATCTTTCTACAGTCTGCACCAAATTGTTCTATTACATATGGCAAGTTACTGTTTATATAATGATAAGGTATCATAGCATTATCAAGAAATTCTTGAGCATCACCTTCAAATCTACCAGATCTACAAGTATTAATAATAATCTTGTGACCTTCATTATATAATTTTCTTATGTAAATACTAGCATCTTTTTTTAATTCACCTACTGCAGGGTATGCCAAATCACATATAGTACCATCAAAGTCAATACTTATAACTAAATTTTTCATAATAGTTTTTCTTTAACTAAAATTTCTTTCACTTTTGCTATAAGATCTTCTATGGTTCCATCATTGATGATGTCATAATGCATTGTGTGTTCATCCAGAGCTGTCTCACTAGCATGAGCTGGAACCATAGCTTGTAAAGAATTCATGTCTGGTCTTACCACTCTAATAGTGATACCACCTCTAGCTACAACAGCTTCCATCTCATTAGGAAATCTCATGTCTGTTATACACCAGTTAGGTAATATATCTGCACCTTTAAGTTTTGCAACAGGGTTATAATCAGCAAACAAAGCATTTACCCATACATTTGTATGTAATCCATCACGCATTGCTTCTGTACCAAGCTTCTGAAGAAATTCTCTGTAAGTCATTCCCCAACTTGTAGGCATTTGTTGTTCTTTAAATGCTTGATTTTCAAACTTTTTTACAGGAACACCTGTAAGTAATGAACCAATAGTTTTCAACTTTCCTGCAAACTTCTTGATTTTCCAATTACTATAAGGTTCAATCCCATTATCTAATTCTTCTAAAGAATGATATTGCATGTTTTTTGGTAAATTTTTATTTGCAACTAAGTACTGAATAATTTTACCAACAGTATCTTTACCAGATCCTATTTTTCCATTTATACCTATAATCATTTTGTTAATTTGTTTTTAATGTTAATATAAATTATGAGGGAGCTTTTACACTCCCTCTAATTAAAATAATTCTAATTGTTGTCCATAACTACCAGAAGATGGTAGCACTGTAGACAATCTTTCTATTTTGTGTATCTCATCATATATCTTATCAAGATAGTATGCATCATTTACACCATACTCTTCCCATGGTTTATGTTCAGCCTTGTTAAATATAGTTTGTTGAATCTTACAACTTTCTAACTGAAGCTCTCTACCATCAGGATTACACTTAATAAGCTTTGTGCCTTTATCTGACATGAAATATCTGATAAGTTTCTGCAGTTTGTTTTCTACAAATACTCCTTCTACTACTCCACGCTCAACAAAGAACCAATCACCTTTAAGTTTAGCACCTGCACAATAATCAAAGATGTTTCTATTATCTTGAATAAATTGTTTAGGATCTATACCATTTATAAAATAAGCATACAAAGCTTTTGGTACTATTAAGAAAGATTTGTTTTTGTGAAAAGGTAAATCTTTAAATTCAAATCTACCTTTGCATTTTACCTCACCATTATCATACACTGCGATGTAATTGTTTACATCACCAATGATCATCTTGTCATATTTTACAGTTTCTAACTGCAGATTAGTTAAGACTTCCCACTCTTTACAGATTTCAAAGAATAAATCTTCATACTGTTCATCTAACAGAAATTCTAAACCATCTGTGTTTTGCATAAGAGGTTGTGCACCAGGAATTCTGGTAGCTATCATCTCATACAACATTGCTAGTTGTAATTGACCATTGACTGTAATTCTAAAAGTAAGTTCAGGATCATACAAGAAAGAGTTTCTCTCTTTACTTAAACCATATGTAGAATTTAATATAATCTTAAACAAATAGTTCAATGGGTCCTTTTTGTCATATTTCTTTCTCTCTTCAAAGAACCATTCATACAACTCACAAAAATCCTTTTTAGGAAATTGTGCAGGACCCCATTGATTTCTAATTGCAAGATTTGGATAAAAAGATGTTACATCTGCAGATAAGATAATCTTACCATTACCAGATTTATATATACCAGATTTGATACATCCATGTAAACCACCTAAACCAAAATCTGTAGGCACACCTTTATACATCATTCTATACCTAGGACCTTTAATCTTGTCATCCCTGTCATCATACAGTTTAGTATCTACAACCAGATTCTTAAACCAGTTGTGTACACCTTTGAATTCAGGATTATCAAAATTGACCATGGGTAAAATAATATCTCTAATGTTCACATAATCTCTGAATGTGCGCATTGCTCTGATATCTTTTTTACTCTTACCTAGTTTCTTAGACAAGAAGAATAAAAAGATTTCTTTACTTATACGTGGTTCACTTGCAGAAAACAATGGAACATCATAGGTTTTACTAAGTTCAGCTCTCAGATTAATCTGTGCTGCCATAGGTCTTTCACCTTTTGCATTTTTATGTACAAATATTTGTTTAGTTGAGTTCACATCATTGATACAATACTCTATTATAGATGTTAATGTTTTGTCATCTAATACAGGTTTAGTATGATGATGAGGCATTTCCTCAACATTATACCAATCCATAGAATACTGTATCCATTTCAATGAACTTCTTTTTGCCATATTATCCCAGTGATTGAGCTTAAACACATCAATACACTTGATACTTAATTTAAATTCTGGATAGTCTAAGAACTCTCCTGCATTAGATTTTCTTATTACTTCAGCTGCATATTGTGCTATAGAAGCAGTAATCTCATCTGAGTCTAACTCAAGGAGATCTTTTTCAAAATGCAATATAAATTCAGTAATTTGAGCATCAAATGCAAGATTGTTATATCCTAAATGCCAATCATTGTTTTGTTTGTTATCTTTTAAGAATGCTAAAAACTTTTTAAGGTCATTTCTATCTCTATTGATCACAAATGTGTGTGTTTCATTATTGTCATATGCTATGAAACAACCTACAAAACAATTAACAATTGTTTCTAGATCCATAACCCAAAATCTTTTTTTTCTAGTCATGTTTTTTTAAATAATTTATAGCAGAAATTAATATAGATTCTGATTCTTTTAAATATCCAATAGCTCTATTACAAGCATCGCATAATAATCCTCTTACTATACCTGTAGAATGATTATGATCAACTGCTAAATTTCTTTTTAAATCATCAGTATGTGTTAAACAAATAGCACATTTGTTATTTTGATTTTCTAATAATTCAATATATTTATCATATGTCATATCTAAGATTCCTGCTTGTTTCCAGGCAGCCTCACGACTTTTTTGTTGATAGTGAGTTAAATTTTTTATTCTGGTATTTTTTGCATTTAATCTGTATTTTTCAGGATTTAATGTTCTTAATTCCTTTCTTCTTTGACTAATTGCTTCTTTACGTTTTTGATAACTGTTAACAGCATGCATTTTAGCTTTATCATTGTTATTAATTAGCCAATTTGCATGCATAATATCAGCACATGTTTTACAAACATGCTTTAAACCATCTTTTCTAGATAAATCTTTAGTAAAATTATCTAAAGTTTTTAATTCTTTACACTTGTTACACTTTTTCATATCATTTATTGTTTATATAAACAATGTAATAAATAAAAATGTATTGTGCAACTATAAATTATTAAAAATAATGGTTTCATAATCCATTACCCAGAATTTTTTATCTCTCATCTTACAAGTCTAATACTTTTAATGAAGGGTGTTTGTTGTTATTTGCAAAATAATCTACAAATTCTCTAATGTCTTCAGGTGTATCAATATAATACTCATAATAAGTATCCATAACCACACGTTGTTCAATATAAGAAGGTGTTTTACTATCTCCTTTTCTTATAATTGGTTCTCCTTTGTCAGTTAATTTAGGAAACATGTGTGGTTTTTCTTTGTATTCTTTACTAACTATTGCTAGTACTTTAGTTTCAGGATCATAAATTACCTCATTAAAAGGGCATTTTATATCCATAGGCAGCATTCTAAAAGTTTTACTACCATGCCAATCAGTATTGTAAATAAACATGCTTTGTTGCATAAATTTTATTTTAAGTTAAATGAAATTCTGAGTGTTTAAGTGTGCAGTTTTCCTTTTCAGGATCAAGTTTATCACAAAGTTCTCCAACTTTTTTTAATTCTCTTACATCTATTTCTAGTATCTCAGCATATTTGTCAAAATAAGCTTCAGGGAAGACATAAGACTCCACAAAAACCCATTCTGGTGTATGTATACCATAATAATTAGTTAATAGCTGTTTAGCACGCGTAGACATTTTTGAGTATTTACCATTAATAAAGTTATCATAATCATTTTTAAAAATATTAAAATCAAAAACATATTTATTTAACTGAAAATGTAAAAATTGTACTTGGACTTCCCATTTGACTTCGAGCTTGAGCTTCCAT